CTATGCCACCAGCGCTTGCAGCGCCATCAACATGCCATCCCGTCCGCCGCCTTTGCTGGCGTAGTCATATAGAAACGCGACCACGGCGCCGCGCTTTTCCGACTTCAGTCTGAGGTTGCGCTCCTGTAAAACCTGATCCAGCACAGTTTCCACCATCTGCAGCGTCTCCAAGTCAATTTGGGGAGGGCTGATCGCAACGCTCCGTTTGGCTGGGGCGCCGCCGACCGAATACGACGAGGTCTGGTCATCTGCTCGGGTGGTCCCCGCGTCTGCCTTGACCAAATAGTGCTCGGGCAGGCGATACACCCTGCGGGTGCCCCCCAGTCCCGTTCTTTCCTCGCCATACCACCCTTCTCGTTCCGCCCGAGCGGCGATGGCGACTTTGCTGCCGGGCAGACCTGGCAATTTGAGCGCGGCGATTTCACTGGCGGATAGTAATGGTCCCACTTTTCGCTTCCTTCTTGAATCAGTGGAGATTTATTGAAACCTTCCACTTTTCTGATGGACTTCAGTATTTTTCCGAAATTTCAGGCTGTTGCGTGGGCGTCACATGGCATAAGTGAAAAGTTTTCCCGAGTTGACTTTGCACTTTGTTGGCGCTTATGCTTTTGCCATCAGTGCCATGAAAAGACTTTCACTAAACCATGGCCTGCTTTTTCAGGTAAGCCTGGGCTGTGTCTGAAATCTTTTCTCAGGGTAGTCAGACGAACCCCTGCATGGAATTCTAAGCGGATAAAGTGGAAAGTGCCATGTTTGTTTTCTCAAAAACAGTTCTGGGAAGGAGGAAAGTTTTCCACTTTGGAGACATTGTGGCGTGATGGATATCTTGGTTGCCGCGGCTCCGATCTTTGGGGTGGCAAACCATCCGGTTGCCGGTGGCTGAACGGTTTGACTCCGCTGGCTGCGCGGGAGTGGAACGCCAGCGCGCCATGAACCTTGTGGATGATTTGGGGGAGAAAAAAATGATAGACGCGAACAGTCCATTGCGGCCGCTACGCAATGCGGCCATCGTCGCCTCGGCCCACAGAGTGGCTGCCGCGGTGGAGAGATTGACCCGGCTCGGTTTCACCGTGATGTGGGTGGAGTTGCTTGAGCCGCGGCAACCGACGATACGCATAGAGCCGCATCCAGATTGCCGGCGGATGGCGGGCCAAGGCGATGCTGCCCATGACGACTTCTATAGCAGCCCGAAGGCCGGCCGATTCAGAATCAACGGCTGTCTGGTGGTCTGGACCGAATATTAAGCTGCCGCACTTTCGCACATACCAGGAGAACAAGACGATGAAGCTGGAACAGTTGCCAAACTTGTTGCCGGAAACCGTACGCCTGATTGCCGGCATGATAGGACTGCCTAATACGTTGAAACTGGTGGAGAACTTGGGAGGTACCACCTTTCCCATCAGCAAGAAGCGCAGCAGGCTGGGGGAGGCTCGTTACCTGGCTCTGGCAGAAGTGGTGGGAGTGGAGGCGGCAGATCGGCTTTGCCAGCATTACGGTGGAGACCTGCTTTACATTCCGCGCTGCGCTAGCGCCTTGCGTCGATTGCGTGATTACGCCATTTGCGAGGCTTTTGATCGGCTCAGCCGCGAGTTGGGCAGCAATGCCGCGGTCAGCCAGCTGGCCCAGCAGCATCGGCTGACAGACCGCCGCATTTGGGACATTTTGAAGCGCACCGATTGCAGTGACCCGGCGGCTACCGATCCCCGCCGCCACTGAAGACCTTCCCGCTCCAGCGCTCTTCTTGCGTTGGGCACAATCAGGGCATTCCAGCATGCAGAGTGCCGCTGTTTCCGAATCCGCCGCAAACCGCAGCGCCAAACTCGCAGCAATCTTTTCTGAATGACAGGCAGCGCGTGAACGATGCTCCGCCGGGGCATGCAATGAATTTGCACGCCTGGCTGGCGATTTGTTATCCGTCCGGCCGCATCGATGCGCGATGCCTGTTTCCTGCTTGCGGTTTGTCTCGAATGACCCGAAGGAGAATCGTAATGCGAATTTCCGATCTGATCTGCCACCCCCGCAGCCGACGTCTGTCGCATGCCAAGCTGTGGGCCAATGTGGCATGCGCGACCTCCACCGCCATGTTTTTGTACCAGGGCGGGCGCGACATGCTCGGCCCTGAGCAGTGGCTGCTCTATCTGGGCTTGGTGGGCGGGTATTCCGCGGCCTTGAGGCTGATTGACTCCCGCCGGAGCCGAGCCGGGGGCCTTTCCGCAGAGGACGATGGCGGGAGGCACCGCCATGACTGATCTATTCGATCAAGCCCAGGCATTGGAACAGCGCCAGCGGGAGGAGGCTTTGGCGCGGCAGGCGGTGCGCATGAACCTGGCCGGCGCGGCCAGCTATAGCCATTGCCAGGAGTGCGGCGATGATATTCCTGCATCGCGCCGCCGCGCAGTTCCCGGCTGCCGGCGTTGCCTGATTTGCCAGAAAAGCCATGAAAAAGGTTGGTGCTGATGCTGGAAAGCGGTGGGGAGTTGACCCGCGCGCTTGGCCGGATCGAGGGCAAGCTGGACATGATAGCGGCCAGCCAAGTGGGACAGAGCGAGCGGCTGGATGGCTTGGACGCTCGGCTGCGCCAAGTGGAGCAACAAGCAGCGCGCGTCGGCGCCATCAGCGGCTGCGTGGTCGCGGTGTTGACTGCTATCGCGGCGGAGATGCTCAAGCGAGCTTGGTAGGGTTTTCATTTTTACTCGGGATTCACTATGGACATGGTCACTGCGATAGAAGACGCCTGCATCCAGCGGCTGGGAGCGGCTTTGCAGCCCTTGGACATGCCAGTGTTGCCGGGTCCGCCGACACGGCGAGAAACGGCGGCATGGCTGGCATACCGCGGTTCCCGCTTGGGGCGGAGGCAGGGGACAGCGCAATGGCGCACTTTGCGCTTTGAACTGCAGTTGAGCGCAAGCGAATTGCGCACAGACAAGGGACTGTATGCACAACTGGCGGCGGTATATCGCTGCTTGCTTGGGTTTCGGCCGGTAGGCGCAGAGCCTTGTCGGCGTGTACGGGATAGCCGGATTCAGCAGGGCCAGGATGGCTGGCGCTGCAAGGTGCATCTGGCTTGCCGTGTATTGGCGGTGGCGCAGCTGGATGGGGAGGCCGCGCCGTCGCTCACCGTAGTCAACCACGAGGAGGGTGCTTGATGATCTACCGCTACGATGGCCCGCCGTCCGGCGTTACGCTGGCCGATGGCCGCGAAGTGATGCTGTTTTGCGGGCAAGAGGCTGATTTGCCCGAGGACGGCGAATATACCCGCGCGCTGTTGGCTCAGCGCTATTTGCAGCCAGCAGACCGCCAGCTCAACCAAGGAGAGACTCATGCCGGCTAATTTTCTGCACGGAGTGGAAACCATCGAAGTGGAAAAGGGCGCGCGGCCGGTACGGGTGGTGAAATCCGCCACCATCTTGCTGGTGGGCACGGCTCCCAAGGGCAAGCCGGGCGAGTTGACTTTGTGCCTGTCGGAGCGAGATGCCGCGGCGTTTGGACGTGGCCATGCCGGCTTCACCATCCCGCAGGCGCTGGCTGCCATTTACGATCAAGGCGCAGGCACGGTTCTGGTGTTGAACGTGCTGGACTCCTCTCTCCACAAGAGCGCGGTGGAAAACGAGAACGTCAGCTTCGATAGCTCGGGCCGCGCGCGCTTGCGTCATCCCGCGGTGATGGGCCTGGAATTGAAAAGCCTGGATGGCGGCAGGAACTACGTAGCCGGAGTCGACTACCAACTGGATGCCGATAGCGGGGAGCTGTCGCGTTTGAAAGCCGGCGCGATCGCCAGCCTGGCCACCGTGCGGGCGAATTACAGCTATGCCGATCCCGCCAAGGTGACCGCGGCCGACATCATCGGCGGCGTGGATGCCGCCGGCCGCCGCACGGGCTTGAAGGCTGCCAAGGACGCATTCAGCGCGTTCGGCTTCCTGGCCAAGCTGGTGATCGCGCCGGCCTATTGCACCCAGGCTTCTGTGGCGGCGGAAATGGTGGCCGTGGCCGAGCAGACTGGCGCTTTCGCGCTGATCGACGCGCCTATCGGCGTTTCGGTGCAGCAGGCGCTGCAAGGGCGGGGGCCGGGTGGCGCGATCAACTTCAACGTCGGCAGCGAGCGCGCCATCCTGTGCTACCCGCATCTGAAGGTGTGGGATGACCAAACCAACGCGCCGCGGCTGGAGCCGTTCAGCCAGCGCTTGGCCGGCGTGATCGCGCGCAAGGACCTGGACAAAGGCTATTGGTGGTCGCCATCCAACACCGGAATCCAGGGCGTGATCGGCATCGAAAGGCCGCTGACGGCATTGCTGGATGATGCCAATGCCGAAGTGAACCTGCTCAACGAAGCCGGCATCGTCACGGTGTTCAATGCCTTCGGCAGCGGCTGGGAGGTTTGGGGCAATCGCTCCGCCGCCTGGCCGGTGTTGTCGCATATCAGGAATTTCATTCCGGTGCGCCGTACCGCCGACATCATCAACGAGAGTCTGCGCTATTTCAGCAAGCAATACATGGATCGCCCGCTGGACCAGCCGTTGATCGACAGCCTGGTTGGCAGCATCAACGCTTTTTTCCGCAAACTGATCGGCGACGGCGCCATTCTCGGCGGACATTGCTGGTTCGATCCCGCGCGCAACGTCAAGGAAGAGCTGGCTGCCGGCCATCTGCTGCTGCAGTACAAATTCACTCCGCCGCCGCCCATGGAAAGACTGAGCCTTGAGGCCGAGATTTCCGACGAGTACCTGCTGAATCTGAAAGGGGAGCGATAACCATGGCCGTGCAAGTCAACAATATCGTCAATGCCAATATCTACCTGGGCGGCAACAACCTGCTGGGTTGCGCCGAAGAGATCAAGCTGCCGGTGCTCAAGGCGGTGATGAAGGACCACAAGGCGCTGGGCATGTTCGGCAAGCTCAAGTTGCCGGCGGGGTTCGAGGCGCTGGAGGGCGACATCAAGTGGAGCTCGTTCTACCTGGATGCCTTCCGCGCAGTGGCCAACCCTTTGCGCGCGTTGCAACTGATGTGCCGCTCCAACGTGGAAAGCTGGAATGCCCAGGGTTTGAGCCAGGAGCGCGAGCTGGTGACTTTGCTGACGGTGTCGTTCCAGGAGTTTCCGTTAGGCTCGTTCAAGCAGCACGAGCAAGTCGACTTCCCCAGCAAATTCACCGCCACCTATATCAAGCAGACCCTGGCTGGCCAGGATGTGGTGGAACTGGATGTGATGTCGAATATCTTCCGCGTCGGCGGAGAGGACATGCTGGCCAATTACCGCAGCCATATCGGAGCCTGACCCATGAGCGAAACCATTCAGCCGCAACCAGCTGGCAGCCTGATCGAGAGCATCACGGTAGAACTGCTGGCGCCCCTGATGCTTGGCAACGGCTCCCGCGTCTCGCAACTGACGCTGCGTCGTCCAAAAGTGAAGGACGTCAAACTGGCGGCGCGTTTTGGCGAACGCCAGGAAGAGCAGGAAATCGGTTTGGCGGCTTTATTGTCCGGTTTGGCCGCGGAGGACATCGAGAACCTGGATCTTGGCGATTGGCGCAAGGTGCAGGAGTCTTTTCGCCGGATGCTGGGTGACAACGGCTGAGTTATGGGCCGGAGCGGCATTGCTTGCCAAGTGGTTTCATTTCCAGCCGTCGGAAATAGATGGCCTGGAGGTGGCGGATTTCCTGGCATGGTGCGAACGGGCGACTGAGCAAATTCGGACCGAACAAGAAGCGTACGGTTAAGGCAGTTTTATGGGGCAATGAAAGCCGCCGCGATTTGCGGCGGCTTTTGCATTGAGTCATGGGTTGTTGCCGATGGAGATGAGAACGAAGCGTTTATCTGGGGAGTGAGCTGCAGTGAAAGTTCCAGGCTTTTCTCCATTCCATTTGTTTTTTCCAAACCGTTTGGCTAGGGATGGGCTGTAGTATAAATCGACTACTCTTCCTGAGTATTTTATTTTGTATGTTCTAACTATTTTCCAGTCTTTTGGGAAATAGCTTGTGACTAGTATTCTGGCGTGGTCAGTGTTGATCTCAGTTGGCCAGAAAATGCCTATTTCTTCAGTGTTTCCCTTGTTGGTTTCATCGGTTAGTAGTATTAATCCAGATTGTAAGCATGGGTAGTTATAGTATGGGCTGGATGATGGGCAGTATGTTTCTTTCGGGCCATACTTTGATATCAGTTCATGGTAAGGCATTCCGAGTCCACCGGAAATGAATGGTGATGCCAAAGCGAATGGTGATATGGCGGTCAAGCAAGTAAAGAAAATAAGTTTTGAGAAGATGGACACGTTTTACTCCTGGCGAAAATGGTTTTGGTTTTTTAGGCATAGGATGAAGGGTTATGCCCTAGAAGCTAGTTTTTCATTTTTGGATGATACATCACACCCGGATGTATGGCTTTTTCTGTGATATGCCGGCCTAAAGTACAGTTTGGCATGTGGTATGGCTGATCTACTGAATGTCTTCTTTCTCGATTTGTGTCTATCGAACAGACATCATGGCAGGAGCGTTAGCCCTTCCGGATCTCGGATTGGCTACGTGAATTCTGTCAACCAACTGATGCGAAGGTAAGAGATGGATAGTCCGGTAAAACTTGAAATTCAGGTTGCCGCTCGCGACTTGGCTAGCGGTGTATTGCTGGATATCGGCAATGCGGCGGTATTGCAGGGGCAGCGGGCTACGAGGGCGTTCAATCACATCGGCGATGCGATTGAGTCGGTTTCCGGCAAGCTGCTTGGCTTGCATGGATCGTTCCAGTCACTCGGGGGGAGGATGCTTGGTCTGGCAGAGCAACCTGCGACAGCTTTCACCCGCATGGATAGCGCGCTGGCAAGCTTGACCTTGTCGCTGCTGGATCGCAGCGGCAAGGTTGGAGAGGGCTTGGCGCTGATTCGCGACAAGGCTGTGGCATTGGGACGCGCCCTGCCGGGGGGCGAGGTGGACATGCTGCTGGCCGGCAAAGCTTTGATTGATCAGGGTATGGTTTATCAGGAAGTCGTGGCTGGCGGTTTGGAGGCTAGCGCCAAGCTTGGCGCGGTATTGCGCGAGCCGCCGCAAGAGGCGGCCAAGCTGGTGTCCATTTTGAAGGAGGTTTATGGTTTGTTGATGGATGATTTGCCAAGTGGAGCTAACATTCTTCAACAGGCCAGTTTTGCTTTTAATAAGAAACCTGCTGAATTAGAGCGAATCCTTTCTCTCCCAAACAATGTTAGGGATGGTTTGGGTGTGAATGGCATCAATGATTTGAAGAGCGTTTTGGCATTGGGGAATAGTATTGGAGGGTATGTGGGTGGACGTAGTGATGAATTCATCAATCTATTGGCAGAGGTGGAGGGGCGGAAAGATACTCTATTGCCCAGTAATGGTAATGCAATACGTCGGGCTAATTTAAAATTGGCAAGCTATGGAATTAAATTAAAATTTTTCAATGAGGCAGGTGGTTTTCTTGGGGTTGATAATTTGGCAAAGCAGATTGGTGGGTTAGGCGAAGTGAAGAGGTCGGAGAGAAATGAGGTGCTGCAGGTTCTATTTGGTAGGCAAGGAGCTAAGGCCGCTGAAGCTATAGCAACCGCTGGGGTTGTAGGCTACCAAGCCTCTCTGGACAAGCTTGATAAGCAAGCCTTGCTACAGGACCGCCTCAGTGTCATCCAGAAGGAAACCCTGAATTTGTGGAAGTCGTTGAATGAGTCCATCAGTACGACACTGTCGTTATTGGCCGGCCCCTCCATCAAGGAGTGGGGAGAGCCCTTTGGCCAGGTGCTGCAGGGCAAATCGGAAAAGATGGGAGATTGGGTCAAAGAGCATCCTGCTACCGCGAAATGGGGTTTCGGTTTGCTGGCCGGAGCCGCGGTAGCCGTTTCAGCGCTGGGAGCATTGGGTTTGCTTTTGGCTGCTGTCGTCAGAGGGCTGAGTGTGTTCAAAGGTGCGTTTGACGGCATCTTCAAATTGTTTGGCGGCAAGGGAAAAGGCGTGGCTGGCCAGGTGTTGACAGCTTTACATGTCCAGAAAGTTTTCATTACCAACTGGCCGGCTGGAGGTTTGGGAGGCTCGTCGGGCGTGGAATGGGGAGACGGCAAGCCTAATGGCCGAAATGAGAAACCCAAGCCGCGAATCCGCTTGAAGCCCGGCGCATTACCGACAGGCAGCGCCAGCATGCTCCCAAGGCGCGGCGCTTCCGGCGTGGTCGGGAAGATGGTTTCCGGGGGAGTGGCGTTGGCGGCCGGCGCGGGGAGCATGTTGAAAAGCGGCGGGGGGGCAGCCTTGAGGCTGTTGGGACGGGTGCCGTTGCTTGCTGTCGGCATGGCGGGGGCGGAGGCTTGGGCCATCAGCCGGAATGCCGAATTGACCCAACAACAAAAAGACCAGGCTCACGCTGGTGTCGCTGGCGGATTGATGGGGAGCGTGGCCGGCGGTTTGGCCGGCATGGCGGCGGGGGCGGCGCTTGGGTCCGTTGTGCCGGTCATTGGCACCGCGATAGGCGGCGTTATCGGCGGATTGATCGGTTCCATGGGCGGCGATATGGGTGGCCGTTGGTTGGGCGGCGCCATCCATGATGCGGTTTCCTCTTCTCGCAATCCGCCGGTTGTGGCGCGGCCTACGGTCGGCGGCGGCTTATCCGGCGCCAGCCCGCAGGCCGGCGGAACATCCGGATATCCGGCAGCGGCTTTGACTGCTGCGGGGCATGCGCAGAAAGGGGCTGGCGCGCCGGTGGCGATGGCGTCTGTGTCTTTGCCGCCAGCCAGGCCGCTTGCGGCTGCCGAGCTGGCCAGCAAACCATTGGCCAAATCGCATGCGCTCGTCCCAGAGGTGAAGGTGCATTACGCTCCGGCGCTCACCATTCATGGCGATGTGATTCCTGGGCAGATGGAGACATTCCGCAAGTTGCTGGAGGCCAACGCCCGCTTGGTGGGGGAGATCGTCAGGCAGCAAACCGTTCAACAGCAAAGAGGAGCGCTTTGATGCAATTTGCCTTGTTAGGGGAGATGCAATTTGAGCTGATTACGTATTTCAATGGACTGGATGGCCGTTTTGCCGCTGATTTCGCCGAACATGCCCGCATCGGCGGCAAGCCCCGCTTGCAATGGACCGGCGACCGGTTGGATGAGTGGAGCTTGAAACTGAGGTTCCATGATGGCTATTGCGATCCGGAGGATGAGGTGTTGAAGCTGCGCGCCTTGTTGGCCGAGCATAAGGTTTTGCCTTTCATTTTGGCCAATGGCCAATACAAGGGTGAATTCGTCGTCGCGGAGTTGTCGGTAGTCGCCGAGCATACCGACGCCGATGGCCGGCTGGTTTCCGCCGATGCCGATTTGAAGTTGCGGGAATCTGCGCCGCTTTTGCCCAGGCCTGCCAAGCCATCTGGCCCTGCGGTATGCAAACTCGGCCAACCTGTGCCGGCGGGTGTCGGTCAGCGGGTCAGGTTTGGTGGGGGGACGGCGGCTTTGTCTCCAGACAAGCAGGCGATAGGCGCGGCTATCCGTTCTGCCCGGCAATTGACGGATGCCGCCGGGGCTGCGCATTCGGCATTGGCAGCGGCTCAGGCTTTGGCAAGCAATCCTGTCGGCGCTGTGGCGCAACTGACGCGCGCGCGCCGAGATCTGGAGACGCTGGGGGAATCCAGCGGCGCGATGCAGTTGGCGCTGGGATCGGTGCGTTCGAGGCTGGGAGAGGCTGCGCCTTTGATCCAGGCGGCAACCGTTGCGTCGGAGGAGGCTCGCAATATGCGAGCCGAACTGGATGGTTTGACGCCGGCCAATGTGGCTGGGCGCATGGCGCGCATGCAAGGTTCGATGAGTCGGTTAGATGGAGCATGGGGCCAGACGGCGGCGCCTTTGGCAGGACTTGCCGCGCATTCCCAGCTGCGCAGCGCCAGAATGGGAGGAGCGTGATGCAGCAACTGATCCATACCACCAGCGACGGCGAGCGCTGGGATCAGATCGCCTGGCGCTATTACGGCGATCCTTATGGCTATGTCCGCCTCTTGGAGGCCAATCCGGCGGTGGCCATCCAGACCAGGTTGCCGGCGGGCTTAAGGCTGGCCATTCCGTTGATCGAAGAGGACGATGCGCAGCCAGTGGAGGCGCTACCGCCATGGAAACGTTGACGGGTATGCGGGATCCGGCTCGGCCGGCGTTCAAGATCCAGTGGGCGGGCCGGCAGGTGAGCGAGGAATTGACGCCCTTCATCCTGCGCTTGTCCTACACGGACCATGAGGAAGGCCAGTCGGATTCGATGGATATCACATTGGAAGATGTCGATGGCCGTTTTCGCTCGGGCTGGTATCCCACGCATGGCGATAGGCTGCGTCTGCAACTCGGCTATCAGGATGGCGAGCAATTGGATGGCGGCGAGTTCGAGATTGACGAAGTAGAGCTGTCCGGTCCGCCGGACATCGTCGTCATCCGCGCGTTGGCCGCCGGGGTGACGCGCCCGCAACGCACGCCGCAAGGGCGCGGTTATGACGATACCACGCTGGCCGCTATCGCCCAAAGCATCGCTGGCAGGCAGAAACTGGCATTGATAGGGAGAATCGAACCCATCCGCATTATCCGCGCCACGCAAATCCATGAGACCGATCTTGCGTTTCTGCGGCGGCTGGCCGGCGAATACGGTTATGCGTTTTCTGTAAAAGGGGGGCGGCTGGTGTTCTGCAAACTGGAAGATCTGCATCGAGGCAAGCCGGTATTGGAACTGCGACGCGGAGATATCAGCCGTTACGGCTGCCGCGACAAGATCAAGGGCGTGGTGAGACAGGCTTCGGTTAGCTACCATGATCCGCGTACCCGACAATGTGTCAGCCACAGCGCGCGGCAGCGTAATGGAACGGCTAGCGGCGATGCCATCAAGCTCAATAGCCGGGTAGAGTCGGCGCAGCAGGCCCGCGTCAAAGCGGAGGCCGCGATGACGCGACAGCGCTTGGAGGCGACCTCGGTCTCATTGACGCTGTATGGCAATCCCAAACTGGTGGCGGGAGTGAACTTCAGCTTGCTGGATATGGGGGCGTTGTCCGGCATCTACCATATTGTGAGCAGCCGGCATGAGATGGACCGCGGCGGAGGCTATCGGACGGAGGTGGAGGCCAGACGGCTTGCGCGCAAAACCGGCAAAGGAGACAAGTAATGGCGGCTGCTACGGGAGGGGCATCGTATAAGACCGGGATAGTATTTGCCGCCAGGCCCGGGCTTGCCCGGGTGAGTTTCCCCGACCTGGACGGATTGGTAAGCGGCTGGCTGCCGCTGACCATGCGCAAGACGCTGCGCGACAAAGAGTGCCTGACGCTGGATGTCGGCGAGCAGGTGGCATGCCTGATGGACGAGACTTTTGATGATGGCTGCATTGTCGGGGCCATTTATTCCGATGTCGATCGGCCCCCTATTGCCAGCCCGGACAAGTTGCATTTGAGCTTCCGGGACGGCGGGAGCCTGGAGTACGACCGCGCCAGCGGCACGCTTGCGATTGTCGCCAGCGGTCCGGTGCGGCTTGTCGCCGGCGGACTTGTGACGATAGCCGCGGCGGAAACCCTGATGACTGGCAATGTCACGGTGCAAGGCCGGTTGACCTATCAGGGTGGCTTGCTGGGTTCTGGCGGCGGCACTGCGGCGCAGATTCTGGGCGGCATCGAAGCCAGCGGCGATATCGTGTCCGGCGGGGTCAGTCTGCGTTCTCATGCCCATATGGAGCAGGGCGATGGCGCGCCAACCAGCCCGCCAACCAGCCCGTCTCGCGGAGCGGACTGAAGCCTTTCCCGCTGATCGCATTTTCCTGTCGGTCATAGCATTCGCGCTATGACCGAACTCATCCCCGATACCCTGTACTGGCAACCCGCTCTCGCCGCTGACGGCGTGGCAAGCGGCTTGGCCGATATCCACCAAACCATTCGCGTGATTCTCAAAACGCGCAAAGGCGCAGTGCCGCACCGTCCTGAATTTGGCAGCTTGCTGCATCGGTATCTGGACTGGCCGCAAAACCGCATCAGTCCATATCTGGTGCGCGAGGCCCGGGCTGCCATTCTCCATCCGGTCGAAGGAGAACCTCGAGCCGAGGTGGTGGACATCGAGGTGGAACTGTTGCCTGGAGAGGTCCGGCTACGCATAGGCTGGCGCGTCAAGGGCGGCGGCAACCTGGAGCAAACCCAAGTGGAGTGGACCCGATGACAGACAATCTTCCCCGTTTTGTCGATGACGATCCGCAGACGATTACCGCCCAATTGCTCGCCCGTTACGAGGCGATGAGCGGCAAGACGCTGTATCCCGGACATATCGACCGCATCATGATCGATCTGATCGCCAGCGTGGCGGCGCAAAAGTCGGCGGAGATCAACGATAGCGCCCGGCTCAACTTACTGGCTTTTTCACGTGGCGCCATTCTGGACCATCTTGGCCAGTTGGTGGCCACGGCCCGGCTGGCTGCGCGCCCTGCGCGTACCACCTTGCGATTTTCTCGAGGCGCATCGCAGCCCGAAGACATGTTGATACCGGCGGGCACCCGGGTGGCAAGCGGCGATGGCCGCATCGCTTTCTTCACCGGGGGCGACGCCAAGATGCAGGCAGGAGTCGACGCGATCGAAGTCGATGCTATCGCAACCGTCTCCGGCGTGGAGGGCAATGGCTGGTTGCCCGGACAGATCAATGCCTTGCAGGACTTTTCGCCTGGGATTGCGTCCGCTGTCAATTCGACAGTCAGCTCCGGCGGCGCGGACGAGGAGGACGACGAGCGCTACCGGCAACGCATTCGCCTGGCGCCGGAGCGATTTTCAGTAGCGGGACCGGTTGGCGCTTATCGCTTTCATGCGTTGCAGGCCAGCCAGGACATCATCGATGTCGCGGTGTCGGGTGGCGGGCGGGATGTTCCGCCCGGCGTGGTGCGGGTGTATCCGCTGTGCAAGCGCGGCTTGCCCTCCGCTGAGGTGCTGGCGGCCGTGCTGGCGCGTTGCAGCCATGATAAAGCTCGGCCGCTGACAGACCAGGTGGAGGTTTTGCCGCCGCGCGAAGTGCCGTACCGGATCGTCGCGCGCGTCACATTGCTGGCGTTTGCCGACGAGAAGACGGTGAATGCCGCGCTCCAGTCTGAGGGCCGATTATTGGTGGAAAGGCTGGCCGCCGGGTTGGGCCGCGATATCGTGCCCAGCCAGATCTCCGCCGCGCTGGCGACTGTGCCGGGAGTCTATCGTGTCGATCTGCGGGCGCCGTCAGCGCTGCGAGCATTGGCGCCGTATGAGTGGGCGCGTTGTGATGATTTGGATATTCGGATCGAAGGGAGGGCGGATGACTGACTGGACTCTGTCTCCCAGCGGCCTGTTGCCGGATTCGTTGGCTCATGACCGTCGATTGGCGGCATTCGATGCGTTGCTGGCCGCCATCTGGCAGTTGGATACCCGACCAATGCTGTTGTGCCTGGTGGATATGGTCGCGGCCCAGGCCTTGCCTTGGCTGGCCGACCAGTTCAGTCTGATCGGCGATGGCTGGGAGTTGGCCGAGTCGGATGATGCGCGCCGCCGGTTGATCAAAGGCGCCATTGAGCTGCATTGCCGCAAGGGGACGCCATGGGCGTTGCGGGAGTTGATCCGTCGGCTGGGACTGGGCGAGGCGAGCCTGATCGAGGGCTTGTCCATTCGGGCGCGTGATGGCGGCAGCCGCCGCGACGGAGTCTATGTGCATGGCGATCCGACGGCCTGGGCGCAGTACCGCGTCCTGTTGCGGCAACCGATCGCCAACGATCAGGCGACGCAACTGCGCAAGCTGCTGGATGCGTATGCTCCGGCTCGTTGCGAGTTGGCCAGCCTGGAATACCAAGCGGTGGCTTGCCGACGCAATGGGTCGGTGTCTCGCAACCGCCAATTCAACCGAGGGAGCGCGTAATGGCCAATCTGCAGGAAAAGCCGGTCTGGGAGAGCGGCATCTATCAGCTGGAAACTTCCGATCCGGTGCTGGGCGGCCCGGACGGCATCGACAATCTGCAAGGCAAGCAGTTAGCCAACCGCACGGGCTATTTGAAAAGCCAGGTGGATGATCTGCTGTCCGGCACCCTGGCGGTGGCGTGCGCAGCCCGCCTGACCGCGCCGCGTGTCTTGGGGATGACTGGCGACGGGAGTTGGAGCGTCAGCTTCGATGGCAGCCGCAGCGCCAGCGGCGCGTTGACTCTGGCAGATAGCGGCGTGGCCGCCGGCAGCTATGGCATGGTGACGGTGGATGCCAAGGGCCGCGTCACTGGTGGGCGGCAGATGGCGGCGGCGGATTTGCCCGCGTTGGATTGGAGCAAGATCGTTTCTGGCAAGCCCAGCTCTTTGGCGGGTTACGGCATAGCCGACGCTGCGTTCAAAGATGCGGCAGGCCGGGTTTGGGGGGCGGCTTTCCGCGCGGAGAAGGGGGATCCTTCAGATAGCGGCGAAGATGTCGCTTCCGTCGGGTTCGCGTTTGGGGTGGATGGCGATACGGGCTTGTTCGCGGCGAAGAGTGTTGAACCGGGACGTGGCTCTAGCCGGCTGATGCTGAAGATAGACGGTGATGAACAATGCGCGATCAGCAGTGGCGGTGCGATTTATGCCCGGCAATATGGCTGGCTGCACGAACGCTTCGCCGCGAAGGCGGCAACTCTGGCTGGTTACGGGATCGGCGACGCAGCCAGCAAGAACGATCTGCAAACGGCTGTCAGCCTGCTGGCGGATGGCGTGCCTGAGTCCTTGAATACATTGAAAAAACTGGCGGCCGCCTTGGGTGGAGATAGCGATTACGCCAATACCGCGAACCGGAAGCTGGCGGGCAAACTGGATGCCGTCGCGTTTGACGGCGCAATCGGCCCGCGTGGCTATCAAAAGCGTCCTGGCGGCTTGGTGGAACAGTGGTTCAGCGTGGGTTTCTCCAGGAGGGACGAACAGATGCCGTTTACCTTTCCGACCGCCATGGCCGAGGTGCATGGAGTATGGGTTACCGCGCTGGATGCGGAAGGCGAAGTGACGGCGGTATTGAGCGCGCAGCCATCGCAAACTGGCGGGCAGTTGAGGGTTCGCGGCATTTATGGCGGACCGCCGGATGCCGGTGTCGTCTACGTCCGCGCCATCGGCAAACTTTGAAAGGGGCCTGTCATGTATTTTTCTCCATCTCTTTGCGGTTTTTTCGATGCCGGCAGCACCATCATGCCGGAGGATGCGGTTGAAATCGATGATGAAACTTACCAGACGCTGTTGTCGGCTCAAGCTGAAGGCGCCGTGATAAGCACAGGGGATGATGGCTTGCCGCTGGCTCAGCCCCGTTCTGCCATGACGCTAGATGAGGCAGCGGAGCAAGCGCGTCGGCAGCGCGATCTGCTGCTGAAGGACGCGTTGGCGGTATTGGAGCGTCATGCTGGCCAGACCTGCTTTGGCATTGCGCCGTCGTTGTCGGAGGAGCAGGCGAGGGGGTGGGCGCTGTATGCGCAAGCCTTGCGGGATGTGCCGCAGCAGCCGGGCTTTCCTGCGCAGATGCAGTGGCCGGCCAGTCCTTAGGCTATCAAGGGCAGGTGGGGAAGCAGGCTGAGCAAGCGGGGAATGAAAAAAAACCGCCATGGCAACAGGGGGGCTGCAACACCATGGCGATCAAAAGCGGCGCGTCAGTAGCTCAGCGTGCTGACGGACGGGGTGGCGCTGGAGTTGAGGTTGCAGCTGCTTTGCTGCATGACGTTAGGGCTCCAGGCCAGGCTGGCCGGCTGGGTGATCTGCTTTTTGTTGACGTCGAACAGCTGGATGTTGCTGAAGCTGATGGCGCCGTCCTGCGGGTAGTCGCCGCAGCTGGCCACCCCGTACACCTCCAGCACGCCGCCAAAGGCCCAGTTGAAGGTTTGGCCGTAGTTGCTGGTGCGGTTGAGCGCGCTGGACACGTTCAGCGTGACGTCTTTGGTGTTGATGTTCCAGGTTTTGCAGGTGGCGGCGCCGGCGGCGCAGTTGTTTTGCACGGTGCCGACGATCTGGTCGCCGCTGTTCACCGTTTGCGGCGTGCTGTAGTTCACCGCGCCGTCCCGGCAGCAGTTCCAGCTGGCGATGGTCCAAGCGCTGTCGCCAAAGGCATTCCAGCCCAGCACCGGCTGCAGGATGCTTTGCACATTGTTGCTGTCTTGCAGGCCGGGGAAGAAGTACACCACCTGGCCGTCATTGCTGGCCGGCGCGGCGGGTACCGCCCAGCTGGCGTTGATGCCGCTATAGGCGGACGAGGTGACCAGGTCGGTGTCTTCCACCCAGCCGTTTACCGCGTCCTGCGTGGATGCGGCGGCGGCCGGGCGCGGCGCGCTGTCTGCCGTCACCGCTTCGCCGCGCGCGTTGTAGCGCGGATGGCGGCAGCTGGCGCCGGGGCGGACGCCGCCGTTTTCAGCCTGAACGCGGCCGTCGGCCAGCAGTTTTTCGCCGGGTTTGATCTCTTGCACGCAGGAAGGGTGGAAATAGCCGAAGGGCGTCACCACGTAGTTGGCCGGGACGCTGGCCGGGCGGTGGGCGCTGGCGGCGGTGAGGCCGGCGGCTTCGGTCTGCGACGCCGACGCGCCTAGCGCCGCCAGGAGGGCGACGCCGCGCAGAAATTGCCTGATCCATGCCTTGGTCAGGATTGCCATGCTTGCTCCTTGTGATAAAGGTGAAGACGGGGTGTTTCCTGAAGCGCTGATGCGAACGGTGTGCGTGCCGGCCGGACTTTGCCATGCTTCTGATGATCGTAGTTGCTGGGCTGCAGATTCGGCCTGTCCCAATTGGCAGTCAGCGGGAACTTGGCAAAATCAATAGCTTATGCGGCTGCCTGGTGGGGCGCGATGGCGATGGTTGGGCGCTGGCCCAACAGTCAGGCCCGGAGCGCCGTGTGTTTGCCGAATCCGCTTTGCGGGTAGGTGTTCGTACTAGCTTGAATCGATGAACGCATGCGCTCACAGTGGCGGACATGCTGGTGTGATTTAGCTGGCTGCAATAGGCTCCGCCTGTCAAACCCGCCATCTTCCCTGTTAGGTATCCGGGATGGATTTCCGACCTTCCCGCAAGCGATGGCCGGCTGTTTTCGACGGATTCGCGCTGTCATGTCTCATCCTCAATCCTCCAGGAGCATGCCATGTCGTCCAATACCATCCATATCACCGCAAGCGACAACGAGCTGTATGTGCTCGCTTACCAATGGGGCGCCAGCTACCAGTTGGCGCATATCCAAAGCGGCAACGGCAATGCCGTCAATGTCACGGTGAATATCAATCAGGGGGCTTACACCGAGCCGGCGGTGCAAAACGGCGTGAACGGGCCGTTGAACAGCACCTATTCGGTCAACCTGCCCAGCGGCGACTACGAGCTGGTGGCGGTGGGGGTCAACTGGGGCGGGCCGTGGAGCTTCGCCCTCAATGTGAACGGCGGCGCGCAAAAGGCCGGCAGCGGCGCTGCGGGCAATGGCGTGGTGTGGTTCACCGAGGGCGCGGGCTCGCCGGGCACCGGCATCCCCATCACCGTGCAGCCGGGTGGGCCGCAGATTGAAACCGTCAACGTCAGCACCCATCCGGCCATCCCCGCGGGGATGAAGGTGGCCTTCATGGCCGGGCCCAATTCGCCCACGCCTGACGGCGAGAGCTCGACTTGCAACGTGATCCGCTACAACGGGCTGACCTACTGGGCGTATTCGTACATCGACAACCGGGTTTCGCTGGGGCTGGTGGCCTACGATGCGTCGGGCAAGCAGGTGGCGCAGCAGGAGCTGCAGGGCACGCGCTATTTGTGGAAGATCACTTCCGACCCGGCGGCGCAAACCGTCACTTTCTACGGCCAGAGCAATCAGTCGGTGACCCGCGCCTGGAATCAGCTGCCGACGCATTAA